CAGCACTAGAAGCGTCTAGAGCATTAGTATATCCATAAGCACCGTAGATAGGGTTGCCATCATATGCAAACCCTAGAATGGGGGAATGGATGGATCCTGTATCGTTTGCTCTTAATGTAGTAGGAGAAGCATAGTAAGCATACCCATGACCCTTAGAAGGATCAAAATTCTGAAAGAAGAATCCATTTTCAGAATCTAATTTATTTTTGTTGATAAAATATTTGTCCTTTCTCCATTCTTTAACTTTAGGAATACCAGTTGCTCCTGATCCAACAGATATTAAATCAACACTAATATTATCTTTTGTATAAAAATCTCCACCATTAATTTTAATAAATCCAGTGACAGCACCAGCAGTATCAATCGTAGAGGTATATTCAGCAAATCTGCCCTTTCCTGCTGAATCATTAATTCTAACAATAGGAGGAGTTGAATAGTATTCGCCAGGATTATTGACAACTATACTAGTAACCACACCATTAGTAACAATGGCAGTTGCAACAGCATTTCTACCAGATAATATCTCTACAGTAGGAACAGAAGTATAACTTCCAGGATTTGTAACAGTTATTGATTCTACTGTTTCTCCTGTACGAACTGACAGAGCACGATTAGGCAATCCATCAATCAATACGAAAGGATCGTTTTTAAATCCATATCCTTTTGAACTGATTGTTATATTTTCAATAGGACCATCTAATATGTAATCCTCGTCTTTATATCCTAAGAAAGGTATTCCATTAACAGCGATACCAACATCTCTATACTTAGTCTCATATATCTCAGTCGTAGATATAGGATTCTTTCTAATAATTTTTAAATTCTTTTGATCTGTTACATCATTAGGAATAGTACTACCAGCACTAATAATATCATGTGATGGCCAACCAGAAGAAGCAATATAATATCCTTCTCCATCTTCATAGATGGCAGATATATTATTCTCAAATTCTTCAATCTTAGATCCAAGAGATGTATAGTTAGTGGTAGAATGTGGTATAACGTTAGGATCAGTTAATTCCCACCTTAAATTATTCTGATTATCAAATATCCTTATATCAGTTGTAGTAAATCCTGGTTCAGATATTTCAAGAATATCACCTGGATTTGAATATGGTGCTGCTTTCTTAATACTAGTGTTATACAAAACACCATATACCAACATAGTAACGTTAGCACCACTGACATTAGCACCATATGTTACAGGTGTACCTACTGGATAATCACCAGTACCAGTTCTAGTTTTAACAAGGAAACTATTAACTGTCTTCTCTTCAAATGTTATTGTTTCGCTACCAACGTTAAATTCTCCCTTTTGACCCCAACCTAATGTTGATTCAACCCTAACTAAACGACCTTCTTGAATGATGCCTTGCATCACTAATCTCAATTTTGTTCTTGAAGCAATAGAAAACTCACCATTCACACTTGCTTCATTAAGAATGATCTCATACAACTCTTCACCATCAAACTTTCCAGCATAACGAACATTATCAACAACAGCAGATGCATAGTTGCCAGATGATATATTTTGTGTTATACTTTTACCTATAAGGTCTAATGGATTTCCACTTAGTATTTTTACTTTTAGGGAATAATTATTGACCCAATTTGACTCAGAACTCTTTAACGTGAAATCTCTTGGATATGCAACTGTAGGTTCTGGGTCATCTTTAATTAAACACTTAAATAAGAACTTAATAGATTTTTCAGTTCCTTTTGATTGATAGAAAGAACTAATGTATTTGATAAGAGATCTCTTATCAACACTATCATTTAAGTATTCTTCAGGAAAATCTATTAGGTATTCATTTTCAAAGCTCTTAATAATAGCATATAAAAATAGATTGCTAATATTATGAACTACAGAACCACTATGATGTTGTGCTGCTTGAGTAGTAACAAAGTTACTTTCTGAATATAAATCACCTAAAGTAGTATTACCGCTTACTCCACGACTAAGATTTAATAATTCAGTATCTGTTCTGTTCTGATAGAAAATTATTTCATCATCTATCTTAACATATCCACCATTCTTAGGGAACGAACTAGCATCAGAAACTGTGATTGCAGTATCATTCAATTGAATGAGTCCTACAGATGTAGTATTCTGTGTTAATATATTTTGCTCATAAAAATCAATATCACGATATGCTTGAAGATTCGTGATTATATCTACTGGCTGACCCTGAAGTTCTGATTGCTCATAGTACTTTTGTACGAACTTTCCAAACAGTTCATACTCTTCATTGATAAAATCAGGTAATTGCTGATCAACTAAAAAGGAGATCTTATTCGCAGTTTTAGGCATCCCTACTCTTCTTTATATGCAACGAATTTACTCTTTGACACATCTACATCTAAATATGCCTCACGTTTGACCTCAATATCTTTATTAGCAGGTTTCACTCGTAATTCAATACGATTATCAGAAAAACTACCCTTCAAGATAGTGAAATCAAACATTTCAATCTCACCCTTATCATAATTAACAGTTCCTACAGAATCATCTAATAGAATCTTGTCTCCATTAATGGAATCTAGAGTATATAGTACTAATTTCCCATCTCTATCTTCAAGATATGAGGTATAATTAGGAAATTCAAAGGTTGTTATACCCGTAGATGATACTACAGGATTATCACAATCTTTTTTAAATGGATTTTGATAACAAATTTCGTAGTAAGTAGAACTATTGATTTGTGCGATAAAATCCTTTCTTAATGTAACTTCAGTATCATTAGAATTGATAGAATGATCTGCTCTATCAATAACTCCAATAAATTTACTATACCTAAACTTACCATTAAACTTTTCAGTTTCAGAAGTCTTTAAATACTCAACAATTCCAGATGATGCTTTTGTTGCAATTTCAGTAGGCAATAATTTTGTTTGAGTTCCTTTATAGTATATCTTACTATCAAGTTCTACAAATAGAATTGAAGGATCTACAAATTCTGGTCTGATAGAAGCAACAGTATACTTTGTTAATTCATCTTTTAAATTATTCTTAGTAAATGACGAAAGTGCAGCGGCCTCAGTGGGTTTCACTGAAAGAAACACTTTACCATATGCAGGTGGTACTTGATCTTCACCACCAAATACAATAACATCACTTACTGCTGGATAAAGGTTTCTAACAATTGCTTTATAATCATTTGCTGTTACTGCCCTATTCTGTGATCCATAGAACTTAGGAGCATTGTACTTAATCTTATTAATATTCTCTATATTTGCTCCACCTGCTGCAATAGATGTTGTATTAATATTATCAACTGAAAATGGGAGTGTAATTGATGCACCATTCTCATCTTCCATCAATCCATTAAATGTAAAAGATTTAGCACCATTTGTAACTGGTCCATTCGTTACAATATAACTGATTTCAATGATATTACCGTCTTCAAGTTTCTTACCTAATACACCATCACCAAAAAAGATTTCATATTTCTCATCTTCTATCTCATTAATAAAATATATTTTATCATTTGCTCCAATATCTAAGATATTATTGGCAGCAGAATAATCTGTAAAGATTGAAGAGTTAGCAGATTCAAATACTCTAATTTTTAAAGTATTTGTATCAACACCAGCATTTTCAATGATAAAGCGTTGATTCTTTAATGTTGTATCAACTACCTCATTAATCCTTATAAATGATCCTTCATATATTGGAAGATCTACAAAATGTGCGTAATTGTTTGCAACACTAACTTTAGTATCTTCTTTAAGAACATAACGATATAAAGATCCATCAAAATTAGTTACAAACCCAGACCCAGCCTTGAGAGTGCAGGATGCAGGTGCTGTGCCATTAAAATTCAATGATAGATCAACTGCTGCCGTAGGTGCGGTAATAGACTTTGGTGCATACCCTAATTGTTTCGCAAGTGTTACTACATTGTCTCTAAGGGTTGCGGAATCAAGGAATAACTCATTTACCACCATATTAGTGTTAAATGCTGTATAATATGTGTTGTATGCCATTACATCCAACAATTGACTGATAGCAGATCCTTCAAAGTCGTAATCAGTAAAATCAGACTGTGCTCTCATATATTCTTTGAGAGCAATCTTTATATCAGAAAAATCTAAATTTGAAACTTGGGTGTATGGCATTTATCTTGTCCTCGCTAAGAAGAACTCTACAGCAGTTGGTGGATTATTTGAACCTCGTATTTCGTATGTCATTTCTACATCAAATCCATTATCATCATAGTTGGGAATGCATTCTAAATTTAATACAGAAATTCTTGGCTCAAATCTATCTATACTATTTCTTACACTTTTTTCAATCGCCTGTGCTGTACCATAATCTAATGGCTCAAACAAATATTTCCTAATATTAGAACCATATTTAGGTTGAAACAGACGTTCTCCTGTATTTGTAAGAAGTAAATTACTAATTGCCTGTTTAATAGCAAAAGCATCCTTACTGACAACAAGGTCACCAGTAACAGGATGCTTTCTAAAACTAATATTAATGTCCTTATAGGACTGAGTGACCGCCATCTACCGACAATTATACGAAGTCAATAGTTATTTAGCGACTTTTAAGTTACTTTATAAAAGGTATAATTTAAAAACAACTCCTCCCCCTTCTTAATGGGTCGTATGGTCATCATATGATATATCTTGCCCCATCCTTGGTCTGCATACCCTTTGACGCAATTGGGAGCATCAGAGTGATTTACGAACCCTCCTAGAGGTGTTCTCATAATCTCTTCATCTACTACTACGTGGGATATACCCAGATAAACATTATCAGGTATATCTTTGGTAGCAAAAAGACCTTGCCCTGCGATAGGACTATCCTTAACATGAAGAAATTCAGGTAGTGCTTGATAAGTCATAATATTTTCGGAGATTTCGGCGTTCGGGTTATTGAACTACGATCTTCCTTGTCCTCTATACTTCTTCTTAGCAGCATTACGAGAGCTTGCACTAAGTTTTGTATTCTTTGAAGTACCCTGACGAGTTACTTTTGGTTTTGGTTCTTTCAGTTCATTTGAACTATTATATAATGCCATAATTATCTACGTGTGTTAAACAGTATTTTAGGATGTTTGAACGGTCCTGTCAAGGCTCTAAGTGTGCCTCCTATTATTAATCTCGCCTCATCCCCCTGAACTGCTGGTAATTTTCCATCAATAAACACTGACGTGTTAGTAAGTGGAACGACTACCCTAGTACCAGGCTGACATGGCAATGGTATTGCTTGATTAATCTTTATCGGAACAGTTTCATCAATGACTGAACCAGTATAGTAATACTCTACAGGTGCTCCATCAAAATACACCTTCGGTGAAGTTTCAGGAGAACCTCCTAAAGCTTTTCCTGGATATTGGCAATTACCATCTGTACTAGTTGTATCAACTGTACCATCAAACACTAGATTTGGCATTTGATTCCATTAATGTATCTACACTATTATGTAGATTGTCTAGTGTTTGTGCTATTGACTCATGATTCTCTGATTTCGGTGGACGGTACATCAATTGAGGTCTCTCTAAGGAACTCAATCTCTTCTCCATCATGCTTAACCTCTCTGACAATTGTTGGAGAT